GAGGCAGGCGCCCTGTGCGCGCTCGTACTGTCCAACTCTCTAAAAGGGGATACCGGGAGCAATACGAAAAAGCCCTCGAGCTGATACAAAATTTGGGTTTGGAAGACAGGATTTTTTAGCGTACTTTGCAACATGCTCCGCAACCCAAAGATAGACTACAAAAGCGGTACGATCCATTTTAAGGGCGACCGCAGGGATATTGGGCAAGCCCAAGAAGGGCTATGCCGGGATTTTCCGCAGCTTGTTATGCTCTTTTGTGTGAAAACGCAAGTCGTAAACGGCGAAATCATCTGCCACATAGACTGGCAGGCGGTGCTGGGAAACCCGGTATTTTTACTAGCAATCAAAAATCAAAACCAAAATGAAGAAGACTTCAAGGCAGAGGATAACTGAGTTCATTAAGACGGGTCAAGTTCAAATGAGCACAGAGATAACGCTCGCCCCTGATATGTCGTGGTGCTTGGCAAAAGCCACAATTTTTACCGAAGTGGGCAATACTTTCACCGGCCACAAGCTGATGTGGCGCAAAGACGACGCCGACGGCCAACCGGACGCAACATTTGTCGGTGCTGCCGAAACCATGGCCATAGCCCGCGCAATCGGGTTTGTCACCGGCGAAGAGGACGTCACGCAGGAAGAGTTTGACGAGCTGCTGGTGTTTACCATCAAGCGCGTCAATGAACTCTATCAAAGCTCTACGCGGTCGGCAAAGGAGTATGTGAACAGCATCCTAAACGACGACCTGCGCCAAAAAGCAACGGTATACTTGGAAACCCTTTTGACAAAAACAGCCGCCTCGTTCGCGGTGCAAAGCATCGAAGATGGAGAAAACGATTAAGATCCTATTGGGCGACCAGCAAATCCCTGCCATAGACCTATCCGGCATGACCCCGGGGGAATGGGATGTGTACCGCAAAAGCAGCCTTCGCATAGGCGGCAGCGACATAGGCACTATCTTAGGGCTTAGCCGCTACTCCGACGCAATTACTTTGTTCTGTGAAAAAACAGGCTTCCTTGAAAGCTCTTTTTCTCCCAGCGAGGCCACGGAAGGCGGGCATTTTGACGAGGCGGCAATCCTAAAGCGCCTTGAGTACTGGGACGGGATGCAATGGGCGGGCAACGTCCGGGCGGGGAAAACCTTTCGGATGATCGAAAAACCGGAAGTGACGTTTTTGCCGGAAAGCCATCCCTACCTTGCCCTCAACGTGGACGGCGTCATCCTGTACGATCACGAATACCCGAACGAGACCGGGATAGCGGAGGCAAAAAAGATAGCGGGGTATGTCATGTCATCCTATCAGGGCGGCTGTCCGCCAGCGTACATTGCCCAAGTGTCGGCATACTTGACGGGCTTAAAGTTGCCTTTTGCCCGAATTGCACTTCTGGAAGACGGCGTCCGCTTGCACGTGCGCACCTTGGAGGCCGGAATGGACGAGATAAAGTACATGCAGGAGAAAATCGAAACCATCTGCCCTCGTTTTTACCAAGCGGTTTTGGACGGCAAACAGGTTCTGGCCGCAGCGCCAAAAGAGCAAGCATCGTCTATGCTTTTGGAAGTCATCGCTGAATACTCCGACATCTTAAAAGTAGGCAGCCTATCCAAAGACGCTCTGGATGCGCTGGCTCAAGAAAAGCGGGGTGTCGTTTTGAAAGGCGCTGAATACGACGCGATCTTATCTACCTATGCTGAGGCGGAAAGCAGCAACAAAAAGGCCGCCGATAAAGAGGCAAAGGCGAAAAACGAAATCATCGAACTGCTTATCAAAGCCAATGCCGCCGCCGTGGAGGGCACGCGTTACCGGGCGGCATATAACAAACGTTTCACTTTCAAAAATTTATAGCACATGAAAAATCAAAAAATCGTTTTGGCTGCTATCATGGCAGCAGCGCGGGCGGTGTTCGCTTCAAAAATGAAAGTACTAATCGGCAATGAAAAGGACGCCGATCCGCTCAACTTGGACGGCGTTAAGATCACAGGGGCGGATATGCCCCGGGTCATGGTCGTCGGCATTGCCAATGCTCTGGGCGTTCCCCGCAAAGAGCTGGCCGACCTGACAGCCTTGGACTTGGGAGAGACCGAGCAGCAAGTGACTAACAACTTGGCTTCCCTACAAAACAAATACGAGCAGGCGGCCAAATACTGCATGTCCATGAAGGACGAAGCAAAGAACATCAAGAACGGGGCAAAGCGGTTCGCTTTGAAGCATCAGTTGATGCTCAATCACATCGAGCAGAACCTCGAAGGCGTATCTTTGCCGTCTTTCCCCTACGTTTTCAAACGCGAAAAACACAATTAGATGACCAAACAACAATACGACGAACGCGCAACCGAGTTGCTCGAACAGCACCGGGAGAAGATACTTTCGCTCCAAAAGGAGTTTATGGAGAAGTACGACGAGTTCAAAGCCGGCGACATCGTGAAAAGCCGCGAAGGATACCGGGCTTACCTAAAGGTGCGCCGGGTCGAGTTCAAGGTTGATCGGTCTAAAGTTTTGGTTTTGCTGCATTGCATTAGTACCAACAAAGACGGCGAAGTATACAACCGCTCTTATGAACGCATTGTCAAAGCCGATTCTGTGATCAGCAAAGGGTTAAGGGGATGATCTCTTGGGACGCCGCCGTGCAAATAGACGGCAATACGACAGAGGAAAAGCAAGCCGAAATTGATTCCTTGCGCACTTTCTTTAAAGGCTTTGAGGATATGCTGCCCGTAGAAAGGGAGTGTTTGGAGCGCGGAAAAGAAGATGGGCACATCTACTTACAACTCCGCTCTATTGAAACCTGCTTTGTCTGTGGCGCTTATAGGCCGCTGTATTACCGTCTTCGCAAAACCGACGGCGTCCCAATGCCTTCTTTAGTGCCCCGCAATGTTTTGCTTGGTTACATCTGCAACCGGCGCTTGAGCGAACGGCACGACGCCGGGCTGTTCTGCGCCGAATGTGAAAAAAAACACAATATCCTGTCCCGCATAAAAGGCTTTGCCAAAAAGCGGGGGATACCTCTTAAAATCGAACAAAGGGATTTAATATCATGGAAGGAATAAATAAAGCGGTACCGGAGTACCCATACACCAAAGACGGCTGGGCAAAGCATTTGTCCAAACATTTTGAAGTCTCTCAGATGAAGTCCATTCTGGCCTTGCACGAATCCGGCTTTCTGGAAGAGGCCATTACTGCCGCGATCAACAACACGGACAAAATAGACTTTGAGCTTTTCTGGGAGGCGTTCTCCTTTAAGCGGGGACCGAAAGCACAAACCCAAAAGCTCTGGATGCAGTTGTCGTACAACACGCAGCGGCTCATCTTAGACGAGGCGCTGCCAAAGTACAACCGCTTTATCTTGGTCTCTGGGATACAAAAGTGCCAACCGATTGTATACCTTCGCCAACGGCGCTACAAAAACGAGATACCCGATCAGCGGCAAATTGAAAAGTTTGCAAACACCGTGAACCGCTATTTCAACGAGGTCATCAACTGGAAGGCCAAATACTCCAGTTATGTGCCTCCGACAAAAGAATCCTTGCTGCTAAAAACAGAGGCGTTCATGTACCGATACCCAGACATGACGCCCATTGAAGTCTGCGGCGTCCTTCGCTGGATGGCAAAGACGTGGGACGTCTCGTACCGGCATTTGATAAAGCCTACACAAGCAATGTCTATTTCCACTTGGACAAAATATTTCATGCACGCAAACGACGAAATACAGCGGCTAAAACAAGAGCGGCAGCGGTATGTCATGGAGAAGCTGGAGCAAAAAGTAGTCCAAGACCTTCCCTTTGAGGGCACAGACGAACTGGACGAGCTGGGGGATGAAAATTACGACTTATGAAACACGGCAGCCTCTTCTTTGGCATAGGTGGCTTCGACTTGGCCGCGCAATGGATGGGATGGGAAAATGTGTTTCATTGCGAGATAGCGGAATTTCCGCGCAAAGTATTGAAGCATTACTGGCCTGATGCCCTCTCTTTTACCGACATCAAAGAATTGAATTATGAAGCAATCAAAAACGCATCAAAGGAACCCTTCGGAGGCATTGACATTGTTTCCGGAGGGTTCCCGTGACCATGCCAACCATACTCCCTTGCAGGGAAACGAAAAGGAAAGGCAGATGACCGACACCTCTGGCCGGAAATGCTTAGAATTATTCGGGAACTACAACCGCGCTGGGTCGTGGGCGAGAACGTTCTCGGCCTTGTTAATTGGGATGGGGGGCTGGTATTCGAGGAGGTGCAAGCTGACTTGGAAAGTCAAGGGTACGAAGTACAACCGTATGTACTTCCAGCTTGCGCCGTCAACGCTCCCCACCGACGCGACCGAGTCTGGTTTGTGGCCTACTCCAAACTGCGTTCAGCGGGACAGGACGGAAATAGCGATAAAACACAGGGAGGAGGGGATACCTCTATACACCCGCAGGGACAAAGCGGGGACAGCAAGGCAATTCTCGATAGTGGATTATGCGGTTTACAAGGGGCTACTCCCGACGCCGATGGCTCAAGACGGACAAAACAGTACTGCCCCGGCGAGCCAAGCGGAACGAAACACATTGCCGGGGATAATTGCAAAGGCGCTTTTGCCGACACCGACAAAAAGCGATTTTCAACCAAGGGGGCCTCAACCGAATTGGAGGGGAGACGATTTGGTAAGCACGATACACAAAGCAACCAACCAAGTTGGCACGACTTCCCAACTCAATCCCCGGTTTGTTCTCGAGATGATGGGTTTTCCTCCCGACTGGACGGAATTACCTTTCCAAAATGGAGAAACGAAAGCATAAAGGCAGCGGGTAATGCCATAGTCCCACAAGTAGCATATCAAATTTTCCGGGCAATCGAATTGTACGAAATCCAAAACGGCGCGAAATGAAAGATATTGAACTCTACTTCCTTGAGCAGACCGGGCGCTATGTCCGCCTATACGAACCACAGGGCGATCATTGCAAAGTAAAATGCCCTTGGTGTCACGATCAGAGAAAGAACCAAAGCGACCGCAGTCTTTCCGTGAACGTGAAAAACGGGCAGTACAAATGCCATAACTGTGGTCAAGTAGGTGCGGCGCTAAAGCAGCGGGAAGCAAAGACGTATAAGCGCCCAGTCAACCTGTACGGGGAAATGTCTAAAGAGGCAATCGAGTATTGCACAAAGGTGCGCTGCCTTCCTGAGACGGTTTTGGCAAACAACTTTATAGGCTCTGGGTTTTCCCCCAGCCGGGGGCACTTTTTGACGTTCAATTATTTCCTCAACTTCAAACATGTCAATACCAAGTACCGGGGGATAAAAGAAAAGGTTTTCCAAATGGAATCCGGGGCACAACTTTGCTTGTACAACGGCGACTGTTTAAAGACGGCAAAAGATTACGTCGTAATTACCGAAGGCGAGTTTGACGCCCTTTCATGGATGGCTGCCGGGTTTGCATACTCGGTAAGCGTCCCGAACGGCGCTGCAAACAACACGGCATACCTTGATCCGCACATCGGGGACTTTGAAAAGGTGGAAAAGGTCTACATCGCAGGCGATCAAGACCACGTCGGCTATGAACTCGCTTTGACTTTGGCAGACCGTTTAGGCCGCGAGAAATGCGTTCAGGTGCGCTTTCCGGTCGGGATAAAGGATTCCAACGAGTGCCTACAAAAGTACGGTCTGGAGCAAGGGAAAAGCCTTTTAAAAGACGCTTTTGCAAATGCCCAACCTTTCCCGATAGAGGGTGTGGAATCTGTCTTTGACAACTTGGACGAGGCGTATTCGTATTTGGTAAACGGCTATCCAGAAACGCTCTCTATTGGTATTCCGGGATTGGAGGAACTAATTACGCTTTTCCCTTCTGAGGTAACAATCTTTACCGGTGCCCCGGGCAGCGGAAAATCCAACTTGGTAGATGCTATCATGGTGCACATGCTAAACCGTCACGGGATGCGCTTGGCTGTGGTCAGTGCGGAGAAAAGCGTGCCGCTGCATATTACCGGGCTTGTAAAAAAGCATGTAAAAACAAGCGTGGTTAACCCACAGGAAGCCGGGGAATCGCTGGAAAAACTAAACGACCATCTCTTTTACATCACAGGCGACGGGCTATATAAGATAGACGACGTGCTCACCAAAACCGAGCGCTTGGTCAAAAGCCGGGGGATAAAGGCGCTGATCATTGACAACCTATCCTGCATAGATCAATCCGGTTTTTCCTCTATCAGCGACGGGGCGGCCTCGCTTATGGCAAAGGTCAAAGGCATTGCAAAGAAGTACCGCTTGGTCGTGTTCCTCGTAGCGCACCCACGAAAGCTGCAAGAAGGCGGCGACGGGTTTTTTCAGTTGCCAAACGGCTATGATATTCTGGGTTCCTCTCATTACTACAACCTAACAGACAACATTGTAGCGATTGGCCTTCGCGACGGAACAGTTGAGGTTGCGACCAGAAAGGTAAAGAACATGGAATTTGTCGCTCCCTGTGGCAAATTAGGAACACAGACCCTTATGTTCGACCGCACCACGGGCGGGCTGTACCGGAAGGTGTACGCTTCTGAAATCGAACAAAAAGAAGCAGAACTTCGCCAAAAAGAAAACGAAGTGTTTGATTTATTCTAAACCTTTGTTATCTTTGTAAGAAAAAGGGATGTACACCAAGGAACCGATCCAGATGACAAAGGAGGAGATTTTGAGCGAAATCTCCATCCTATTCAACGACCAAAAGTTTGTTGCCGCAATCAAAGAGCAAGCCAAAGAGCAGAAATGCTCGCAGGCTGCGATGTGGCAGCACTTTGAAAACCGCAGGGCTATGTACGGGGCGTCCCCCCGCTTCGCGTCATCCGCGTCGTTTAACATGTACAAAAGCCGGTACGGCTACGCTTGATTTTTTTCACATACAAATATTTCCATTATGAGTTTCACTTTCGACAAGCCGACTGAACAGGATCGGCAAACCAGCGGCGGTCTTCCCGCTTTCCGTCTCCTCCAGTACCGCGCAGCAAAAACGCCCCCGCACATGGCAAAGCAGTTGACCGCAGAAGCGGTTAAGGACTTCTTTGACCAAGGAACGGTCGGTTTCAGTTATTGGGACAAGGAAAAAGAGCACGCCGTGTCTTTAAAAACCGGGACATTTGCCCTGCTCGGGCAGTACTGGAAATTGGGGACATACACAGGCGGCGATAAAAACGCCGTTCGGTATACGTCAAACATGGTGCTGAATATTAAAGAAGATGTGATGCGCGTCTACGCAAACGGCGACGCCACGCAGCATGAGGGCACGTATCGTCAGCTCAAAGACAAAGGTATCTGGGGCGCGGAAACCAAGATTTCTTTGTACTGGGTCGTCTGGAACTTGGACACCAAAGAGCTTTGCTCTATCCAGTTGACATCCACGGTCAAAAACGGCTTCAAAGTCGCCGTGCTCAAAGCATACGGCAAACCCGTAAACAGACAGACTGTGGAAAAGGAAGGGCTATATGGCCTGACCGACGGCGAGAATTTCCACGTGTTTCAGTACCTCGGTGTTGCCGTTGCGACGCCGGAAGGAACTCAATACAAAGGCGAGGGCGAAGCCTACTTCCAGCCCCGCTTCGAGTGTGGCGTCCTTCGCGCCGAAAAGAACCCGGAGGAACACGCTACCTGTGTGGCGCAGCGGGAATCTTTTTTCAGCGCCATCAAAACCACAAGGCCGACAACGGAAAGCCCTGCAACCCCCGCGCCCGCCATCCCGGAAATTCCGCCCATCAACCTACCGAAAGGCTGGACAGCCGAACCTGTGGAGAAAGACCCGTTCGAGGAAACCAACGACTTGCCATTCTGAATCTGATCATGCGTATACATTTATAGCCTGCCCCATCTGCGGGGCAGGTTTTTAACCTCTTGAAATGGAAAAAGAAACACCAAAAAATGATTGCTACTCCTGCCCGCACCGCCGCAATGTCCCGGGCAGCGCGCATAGCGCCTGTGAACTAGGCAAGCCAATGCAAGCACCTTTCCTGTTGGCTTATTCTATGGGCAAAACGCCCAAGCTGACCAACGAGGAAACGGGCGAAACAATCTTGGAAATACACCCACACGGGGCGCGAAGCGGCTGGGCAATGTGGCCTATGAACTTTGACCCGGCGTGGATTACTTGCCGCTTTCCAATTGGCAAGGAAGAGGAAAAAGAACCGGAACAACCGCAAAAAACATCTTGGTTGAGAGACCTTTTTCCGTTTTAAAATTCAGCCCTATGATGTACCTTGTAAACAAAGACGCCTTTACTGTTGCCCAAGTAAGTGCAACGCCTATAAACAATACGACAGTCAGGGTCGCGGGCAAAGAGCGCTGCAAAGACACGGTAAACTGTTACTATGCGGATACGATGGAGGAAGCTATGGCTACTATTAAGGATTTGAAAAGAGAGAAATTAAAAGAAATACAGAAACAAATCGAACGTTACGAAAGATTGTTGTCTTTGTTAAAATCTCACTTCGAGGACTTGAAAAATTGCATCTAATGACCACACCCGACGTACCGTTTACATTTTTAGATACGATAGACTTGGAGGAAATCTCCGAACATCCGGCCACGAAAGCGTATTCGCATTTTGTACAAGCCGTTGATTGCATGTACAAAATGTGGGTACACCGCCCGGAAGGAAAAGAATACTTGATCTTACAGTATCTTGAAGAGGACGGCGATACCACAGTCCCGGACAACATCTGGAATCGTATCATTTTGCTTCCTGCTATTGGGGTAGGGACGGAGTTGATACAGAGCGACTTGCTGACGATACCAATTTCGGTAATTACAGAAAAGAACTTTGATGCGCTTTTGGAGTACCATAACGATGGCATAGTCTCCTTTGAGGTAAACGACCCGGACGTCGGCAAAAGCGTGCTAGACTGGGTTAAGAACCAAACAGCAAAGCAAATGTTCGATTCTTTGGGAAAATACATCATCGAAGGCCGCAAAGACGCTTTGACAAAAGGCGGGATTGAGGACTTCCTAAAAAAGTAAAGCCATGACTTCCGTTGATTTTGTGAGAACCTACCTGCCCTTCGCCTTGCAGACGCAAGCGAAAACCGGCATACATCCGCACTTCATCCTCGCCCAAGCCGCCCTCGAATCCGGCTGGGGCAAAAAAGCGCCGGGGAACATGTTCTTTGGTGTAAAGGACACCGATGGCGTGAACGGCAACGAGCAGTTGTTGACCACGACGGAATTTTCCAAAAGCCCGAACCTCAAATTCCCGCAGATTATCTCCATTACGGAGGAGATTCGCAAAGGGGTAAAGTGGTTCCGGTATCGGGTGCGGGATTATTTCCGCAAATACAATACACCGGAAGAAAGTTTCACCGACCACGCCCGGTTTTTCCTCAGAAACAGACGCTACGCAACGGCGCTCAAGGTCAAAGAAGACCCATATGCCTTTGCACGCGAGGTCGCAAAAGCGGGGTACGCAACGGATCCTGACTACGAGAAAAAGATTGTTGCGCTGATTGCGCAGATTGCCCGCATTGCGCGGGAGGTGCAAAGCAAATCCTGATTCATACTTGATAGTTTAGTGAGTGTTATACATTTCGCCCCCGGCAATTGCGCTGGGGGCTTTTAAAAAAGAACCTCTTATGGAAAACGAACACGGCCTTGAGTGCCCGATTGATTGGAAAAAAATCCATTCAGACCACGACTGGCTAACAGTAGAGTATAATGGTTTAATATACTCCTATGGGTTTGAGCCTCGTTATAATGGGCGCGTATGGATCCCCTGTTCGTTTAACTTTAAACCACAGGGCGCAACCACTCCTCCTGTCGACGCATCTAAATGCCTCTGGAAACGCCCCAAAACACAAAGCGAATGAAAAATGAATATGGGTTAGAGTGCCCAGTCAACTGGGAAGAAATACGTCCACATCTTAACTGGGTCACAATGGATCGGAATGGCCATATTTATGCTTACGAAGAACGTCCCTTTCTTAGAGGAAATTGGCACGCGGTTACGTTTTGCTGTCAATTCATAAAAAAAATAGAACCGCATATAAGCCATAGCCTTTGCATCTGGGAGCGACCAAAAAACGAACACGTCCTTGAGTGCCCAATGTCTTGGGAAGATGTCCCAGCCGATAAAAACTGGATTGCCACAGACAAAAGCGGAATGACATTCGCTTTCGCGCAAAGGCCACGGTTTAGTGGGGGAACAGTTTGGTTCCCGTCGGAAAACGATGCGTGGTTCTGTGAGAAAGTTAGCCCGCCAGAAGATCCGTGCCTTTGTCTTTGGGAGCGACCGAAAAACGATTGACTATGCTTTTGCCATTTGTATTCGGCTTTATGTTCTTTGTGTTCCAGCTTGGATACTTTATAGGCCTGTCTAAAGGGCTAAAGAAAAGAAAAGAGCAGGAGATCCCGCGCATTATCGAGATCAAAGAACGTACTAAGTAAAAACATAGGTGCTTTTTTAGTTATTTGCATGACCTTTCGCCCTCCGGGATTTTCCGGAGGGCTTTTAAAAACAAAGCTATGGAACTTGATATACTCCACTCCTTGACCGCTTTCCTCTGTGCCTCTATTGGCTATTTTTTAGGCAATCGATTTGGCCGCATGGAAGCGAAAAACGAATACGCCAAAGAACTGTCGCAGCTTGCCCGCGAATCGGTACAGCGCGACCTTGAGTTGGCCAAACTTGAAGCACTGATCCAATCCGCTATTGAGCAAAACACGCAAGAAAAGCGGTAAATGCTCAATAGAAATTTGCTCAATAAAAACTTGCATAAACCATAACTATACCTTATATTTGTGGTCTTGCATAGGTGTTATAGATGTGCGGAAAGGGAGATGTCCAGAAGTTCCGCTAAGCCCCCGGCCAAAAGAGGCTGGGGGACTTTTTAAAACAGCTCATCAAGCATTCAAAGATGTAAGCCTTGAAGGAGTATAAGAAGCCGTTTAGAAGCTAAGCGGTTTCGGTTTTGACAAAAAGCCCTGTGGACCACGGGCTGCTGTGTTTTCTTAAATCTTGCGGGAAAATAGAGAAATGGACTAAACAGCAGTGCGTCAGTGGACGGGGCTACAACATATCTACTTTTCATTTTGCGAACATGTGCGCGGGCAGTTTACGGACTGCCCGCTTTTTTGTTTACCTTTGTCGCAAATGGATAGAAATGGACTTGCTCCAAATACATAAGCGCATACGGCTGGCCTTAAACAAAGACATGACGGGCTACCTTTTGCCGGAGGAAATAGACCGCGCCCTTGATCGGGCACAGTTACAGGAGTTCCGGCACTTGTACGGGGACGACCGAAAACTCCCAGACAGCCCGCTGGCTTATGGTATGACACTGAAAATCCATGCCGATTTGCTCCCGTTTAAGCGCAGCATCGAATACAACGACGGGCTCTACAACCCGCAATCCAACCCTTACGGCACTGTGCCTAACGGCGTCGTGGTTTTCCCTTCCGACTTTCTCTATCCAGTATCCATTGTAACCGAGGCCGGGCGCTCCGTAAAAATCGTATCTGAGGATGAGATCGGCATACGCCTTTCCTCTACGCTTCGCCCGCCCACGCAAAGCCGGCCTATTGCGGTATTGGGTGGGCAGGGAGACGTAATGGGTTTCAATGTCAGCACGTTCAACCGTATGCAATTATTCCCGGAAGCAGGGCATAAGGGCACGCTATACTACCTAAAGCGCCCTGCAGTTCCTGTGTTAGCGGGCACAACCGTAGGGAGGGTATTCACTTACAACGCGGCCACGTCCGTACAAATGGAATGGAACGACACAGCGGTAGACAGGCTTATAGAGCGGGCAATAGCGATATTGGGCGAGAATATGCAGGAGGACAGGATTGGCGGCGATAACTATCAAAAAGCGAACCAATGACACTAAAGAAGTTAGCCGAACAAATCCTACTGCGCTACAAAGGCTCGCGCCCAACGCAGGATACAGACCTTGACGAACGCGAAATCTACGACCTGATTATTAAGGCCGTAAACGCCGCTATCAAGCTGGAGCAGTTCAATGTGAATTTGCCGCAGTCGGAGCGCTTTGTGCCAAACGCCGGCCTTGCAACGTACCTTGTAAACGTGGAAAGCGAAACCGGGGCTATGGCATTTGTGAGCTCTACGTTTATGTTTGGCCCCTTCGGCCCTAAGTACTTGGGCTGGGCAACCGAAAACGATGAGCCATGGCAAACCGAGGAAGGCGAAAACTGGGCAGCGCCCGGCGTGCCTCTGGTCGCTATGTCTGTAACGGATTACAACATCTACTTTGAAATATACTTGTCCGGCTTTGGCCTTCCCCGCGACAAAACAGGGGAAATGCTAGACACCTTTATGCGGGCAGGGGATGAAAACTCGTACATCGAATTTTCCGGCCTTGAACCAACAACGCCCAACATCTTTGCATGGGCAGGGATGCGGGACTTGATCGTGACCGATACGACTATCCGTTTTAAGTACTATCCAGTGCTTGCTATAAATGTAATTGACGAACTGCTCCGCCCCACGATCGGGCCATCTATTGACAAGTTGGTCGCTGGCAACTACGAGGAGCTTTTGACCGATGTAAAAAGGACGGACAGCGCGGTAAAAGATAGCCGTGGGCGTGCTAAAATCACACTACCGGCTCAGCCTATCGCCTTGCCCCGGGGCATGGGCATTTGGCACATTGGAGATCACAGGGACGCCGATAGCGCCTATATCCCTATCCAGCCCGGCGAACATACTATACTAAGGGGCGTGAACCATACCGGCCTGTCCGGTGCCATTGGAAGGCAGATTGCTTACGAATGGTATCAGAACAAAACGGTATACTTCAATAAGAAAGCATCCGAAATGCCGCCACAGGTGATTGTGCGCTTGGTCGTGGTTGACCCGGAAACGATAGGCGAATACGATTTACTACCTATCCCTGCAGACATGGAGGAAAACGTAATAATGAAAGTGTTGGACATCCTAAAGGCGGACGGGCAGCCGGACGTAAAAACCGATAAATTGCCATGACCGGATTTACCACGATAGATAGTTTGGTACGGGCGGCGCTTATGTCGCACGGGCTTACGATGCACTACTATGTGACTTTTTTGCACTTTGCTTTGCAGGGTTTGCGGGAAATATCGTTTGATACGGTAGGCAAAATCGCCACCGTAAAACTGACGGTAAACAACTTCAAAGAAGCCCCTTTGCCGCCGGACTACATAGACTGGGTGAAGGTTGGCTGGCTTCGCGGGCGCAACCTCATCCCGATGGGCAGCAATTCTACATACGTGCGCACCGTCAACACAAACAGCGAAGGGCAACAAATCGCCTATCCGTCCGGGACGGGCGCGGTTATTGCAGCCTCTACGTATGATCCTTTTGCACAATATCACCTTTCCCCATACGGCGAAGATTTAGGCCGTATCTATGGCCTTGGCGGCGGAAGCCGCAACGATATTTTCCAGATTGTGCCTGAGCGCAACATCGTCTTATTGGGGGATATGTTCGATGTAAACGATTCCATCTACATGGAATACCTCGCAGCCGGCAACTACTCCGATGCAGAAGCCCTGTTCCACCCTTATGCGGAAAGCACACTGGAAGCCTTTATCCGCTTTCGCTATGCAGAGCAGCGCACAAGCCGTTTAGCGGACGTGGCACGCGCCGAGAAGGACTTTTACAATCAGTACCGTATGCTGCGCGCACGGCTCAATGGGCTTTCCAAAGAGGACATGTTGCGTCTTAGCCGCGATCACTTCAAGCAATCAATCAAAACCTGATGAAAGAAAGAAAGGCTTTGATAGGCCGCATGAACTCGGACGCGGATCGTTCGGTGTTCCCGGAAAACGAATTGCTCAACTGCGAAAACGTCTCACATGTTATCGCAGCAGACGGGCGTATCGCCGCTATGAAGCCTGTTGCCGGTACGCGCCTCATATCGTATGCCGGCACAACTACCTATCCCTTCCCCGCAAATGCAAAGACGGTAGGCTCTTTTCCAGAGGAAGACCGGGGTCGTATGTATTACTTTGTGCATGATCCAGCGGGCATAAACCATCAAATCCTTTGCTACTTCAACCAAGAAAATATTGTCCGCTTGGTGTTTCATTCGCGCCATTTGGAATTTAGCGGGACGCCTATTACCGGCATAGACAAAGTGGGGGATATTCTGTACTGGGCAGAGGATGATAAGCAGCCCAAAAAAGTAAACGTCGAGCGGGGCTTGCAGACGTATGCAGGGCAGCCACTCAATCAGATTTCCTATATTGACCCGCTGGGCGTACTGCCTGATTTAAAGGACATTACCGTTATCCGACCGGGTCCACAATACGCGCCTGCCTTTACCAAACTTGCAACAAATCAGCCGTACAATTTTATATCGGATTACGCCTTCCAGTTTGCCTTTCGCTATGTGTACCGCGATAAGGAAACTTCTGTGCTCTCTCCGTATTCCTTTATTGCCAATTACAATAGCCCAGAAGACGATGCCGCAGGTCTGGATGCTATTACCGTCCGGCTTCCAATGCAGGAATACATCCGCTGGGAAGTGGATAAAATTCAACTTGTCGTTCGTCAGGGAAATATCGGGACATTTTTTATCATCAAGCAATGGACACGCAGCGCGGACGGTACCGCTTACGACCGGCACAACCGCGACGGCGTGGCGCTTTCTTACACCTTTTACAACGATCAAAACGGCGTGGCAATATCCGAAGAGGAAAGCGCAAAGCCGTTTGACAACGTTCCCCTATCTTCCCGGGCATTGGCAGCCGCCCGCAATCGCTTGTTTTTGGGCAATAACGTTTTTGGCTACGACATAAACACGTCGGGCAAAATAACGGCCACATACACGGGCGGCAATACCGAAACAGGCACGCAGTCGCTATACGCCACATGGGTGCTGGTGACAATGACAGAGACACTGATAAACAACCCGACCAGCTTTATAGAGCGCCTATACGTACGCGTGGAGGGTAGCGGCAATAGCGCAGTAGACGGCTATTACCGCCTTGAATCGCTTTCTTTAGAAGCATGGCGCTTTGGTAGGCCGTACTACGATGTGGACGCCTCGCTGCCGGGGCAGATCACGATAGACGTCTCTATGCGGGTGCTTAGCATTGCGGATGGCGACAACGATTCTTTGCTGCAAGCGGACACACAGACGCAAGGGATATACTATAATACCGGCTTTACGGATGTGGAAACCACGTTCCAAACGTACCGCGAATATTCAAACCCTTTGCCTTCCCCGCTCAATGGCTTTGATGTGCGGATCTTTGGCCTTGCCGGCACAGGCACGGGGACAGATGCGCAGTTTGGCTTTAAGTCAGGCAGCCGCTATAAGACGGGCATTGTCTTTTACGACTTTGCAGGGCGAAATGCAGGCGTATACACAACCGAAACAGCGGCGGTGCGCACACCGGAAAGGACGTATAATACAGCCGTCCTGTTTCCGTTCATAAAAGTATCGCTGGAAATGTCGGCAAATGATATTCCAGAGTGGGCACAAACCTATCAAGTTGTTCGCACCAGAAACTTGACATATCAATCTTTCCTGCAAGGCTATACCCGTGACGCGCAATACGTCGGAAAAGACAACGACGGCAATTATAAGTTTGGGGAAAGCGCCACGACGGTGTTCTCCGAAACCTTTGATTCAAGCAAGGTGCAGGGCGTGGCAATCAACTTGTCAGCCACGACAAGTTATGGTCTTGGGTATCAATACTCCGAAGGGGATTATGTCAAGCTGTATTTCTTAAGCGGGACAAGCGCCCGCGCTGCGATTGTTTCTCAAGTCGGATCCTATATTATTGTACAGGCCAAAGACTACGGCACGCTAGCGCTGAACCAAAGCAATATCATCTTTGAGATAGTCATACCGCGAAGGGGCTTTTTAGAGGAGATGTTTTATGAGGTTGGAAAGACCTACGCCATAACCGCCCCGGGCACAGCTAACAGGGCTTTGTCAACCACGGAAGTCATCTTGTCAGGTGATACATACGTAAAAACAAGGCCATACACCGGGCTTGGCACCGTGCTTGTCGAGACGATGAACCCAGACGACAAGCACTGGTCGGAGTGGTTGTCAGATATTGGCAGGCCAAACATTGTACCCTATAACAACGGGCGGTCGGTACGACAAACAAGCGTTTGTTTTTCCAATACATACGTGCAATCAACCGAGGTAAACGGCCTATCGTCATTCGATACGCTGGACTTCAAAGACATTGACTTTACATTAGGCGCTATCCGTAAGCTGATACTGACAAGCCGTACACAAGAGTATGGATCCGTCATGCTTGCCATAGGCGAAGCGGAAACGGCGTCCATGTATTTAAACGAAAACCGGATAGTGGATAATGCCGACAACGTTATCCTTGCAACGTCTGGCGATGTGATCGGTACGGTCAACCCGCTTAAAGGCAGCTTTGGCACCGTCCACCCAGAGAGCGTGTACGGAAGCGAGGGGCGCGTGTTCTTTGTGGATGCAACCGAGGGCAAAGTAATCATGTACAGCCAAAACGGATTAGAGCCTGTTTCCTTGAACGGGATGACAAAATTCTTTACATCCAACTTGTTTGAAATAACGGGCAATATCCGCACGCTTGTAGGCGTTATAGATAAGCGCTCGGAGATGTACATGTTTTATTTGCCGGGCGGATATGTTGCGCAAACCTTTCTTTTAGATTACGACCCGATTATCCCTTCCCCGCATGAGGTAAGCGCTGGTAAAGTGATGTGCTATTTGCCCGAGATGCAGGGCTGGAACACGTCTATGACCTTTGAGCCGCAATGGATGGATGCTTTAAGCGAGGCGATTGTATCTTGGAAGGACGGGCAAATATATGTACACGATGCAAACCCGCAGGAAGGGTTTTATGGAACGCCTTTCAAGTGCACCGTGTCTTTCCCGGTCGGAAACCCAGCGGTCTTTGTAAAGACATTGGAGGCTTTAGCTATTGAGGCAAACCGCCCACCGGACTGGGTGCATGTTCGCAACGATACGCCGTTTGTACAATCTACGGATTTGATTGATACAGAGTTTGTGTCCAAAGAAGGGATACACTACGCCTCTTTTTTGCGTGACCGCTTGACACCGGGCGCTGGCGGCTATGACGATTCGCTTTTGTTCGGTGAACCTGTGCGCGGGCAGTTCTTACAGTGCGCGGTGCGCTATAACGCCTCACCTGCTTTTTACATGACCGGTGTAACGGTATCTTATGACCGTTCGCTTGGCCACCCCATGCTGATTGATAAAGGATAAAAACCGTATCTTTGTAAACGAAACAAAAAGAACAATATGCCACCTCCTTCTATGGGCGCTTTGGCCGGGCTTACCGGCGTAGGGATGGGCCTTGATATAGCAAGTTCCCTGTATGGGATTATCTCCGGTATCAAGCAGCAACGCGAGGCGCGAAAGCTGATGCAGGAAGCAGACCAGATGCCGGGGTACGAAATGGCACCGGAGGTAGGGCAGCGCCTTGGTTTGCGCCAAACGATGCTCACCGCCCGACAACCCGCTTTTCAGGATTTGGAAAACGATATTTTTGCCAACCAAGCCGCAACCGTGTTCAATGCAAGGCAGGCCGCCCCGGGAAGTGCCCCACTATTGGGCGCTATCGGTACGGCACAAGCGGAAACCAACCGTGCTTTGCGGCAAGCAGCGCAGCAAGAGGCTATGTCGCAAGAGGAACGCGTGCGAGGTTTAGAGGCGGCTCAGGGCGCTATGGCAGGGGAAAGGGAAAAAGCGTATGGGTATAACGTGTACGAGCCGCAGCAAAGGAAATACCAGTTGGGCGCGGAGATGTTGGGCGTGGGACAGGGCAACGTGTACGGCGGGCTAAAGTCGCTGGCAGGCATGGCGCAATCCGCATACCGGGCAGAATCGGAAAACAGCGTGATCAGTACTTTGTTCCGGCAACTCATGGGGAGTAGGCAGGCGCCGAGTATGCCGGGCAGCACGTATCGTGGGCCATTACAAGCGCCGGGGGCAACAGGAAGTTCTTATCGTGGCCCATTACAATCGCCGGGTTAGGTCAAAATAAAGAAACACAATGGCAAAGCAACGGATCGGCCTTCAAAGTTTTTTCAGCCCCAACGAGCAAGGGTTCTTTAAGCCTTTTGCCGAATACGCCTCTGTGCAAAGGGAGCGCAAAGAGGCCGCTCTGGGAGAGGTGCGCAAAACCCTGTCCGAAAAACAGGTGTACGGGGCATACGCCGCCAATGCGAATAAAATCTTGGAAGATCAAGTAAAAGAAATAGCCGGATCGCTGGACGTTGACCCGACGGCCTATACGGATGCCGTGGGAAAGTACCTGCGCTACTATAACTACTCTGAGCAGTTCAAGGGCTTTATCAACGACGCGGCGGCCTCTTACAAGGCCGACAACGAAGTAGACTACAACACGGCGCTTGACGCGGTGCGAAAACAGTACGTCAAAGACGGAAGCCTTGACGAACTGGAGAAAAACATAATGAACGGCGTGGATGCCGAAAAAGTCCTGCTCGAAACGCCCGGCGCCCTTAATGCCGAGACGGTGATTAAAAACCGCATGGACAAGCTGGGCGACGTGGACACGATGATAAAACAGGCGAGCGAAAAACTAAGGCAGTCCGGGCAATTCTATCTGGCACAGGACACAGAATCCATACGAAAGAAAGTAAACCAAGCCGTTGAATTTGACGCCAACGGGAACGCCCGGGTAAAAGACGCAAAAGTATTGGAGGAACTCGGTATCACTTCTATGATGTTGGGCGACCGCCGCGTAGATGCCGTGGTGTCCCAACAACTACAAGCCGCTGGCAAAGAGTTGACCGACGAGAACAAGAAGGAGCAGTTGCGTCAAATGATGCAACCGTTTGCGGCGGGTACTTTGATGCGGGACAAGGAGACCAAGATGCTGGAAGACCCGACGTGGAAGATGCGTTTGCAGCAAGCGGAACTATCGCTACAACGGGCGCGGCTTGCAGCACAGCAACAAAAGGAAAACCCGCAACCTATCGAGCTTATGGCCGACAAAGTAGGGACGGTTTACAAGGCTATGGGCGACATACAGATGGGCAACCCTCAGACGGTTTTCAAAAAATACCAGCGTACCACAAAAGAAGGCGCTGCCGTCAAAAGCCCGGAAGGAAAGCCGTTTATTGCGTCCACAAGGGAATTTGACGGGGAAACAGTATCTGCATACGGGAAGCGCTATCGTAGCAACTTTATGCTGATTGACGAGGACTTTAATTTGTGGATGAACGTACAGGAAATCAGCGAGCAAAAGAAGCCGGGCAAAGAGACGGACATAACCAAAGAGGGCGTGCCTGTCACAAAGACAACGCCCGCCGGGGTAAAGTACGGTCCTGAGAAACTCATTAAATTCGACCCGTCATTTATTGAGCTGGGTTC